AGAGCCGCCACGTCTGTAACCGGCATGGGGTTGTTAGCGGGCGACAATGCTTGCCTATACAAGCGCCTTGATGCTACGTCTATCACGTTCACCCAGGATGAGCCATATAGCAACCAACAATGGACTCAAGAGTTCCCAAATCCAAACGTAGCAACTAACAATCCTTTCACCTGGTTCACTAATCACATGTATCTAACTATGAAAGTGAATTGGAATGGCCTCTCGATGCCAATGGATGTTGCGTTTTCGTTCTATATCCAGGTTGAAGTGAAAGACGTGAGTTCACTAGTAAGCGCGATAGGTACGTACAAGGAGATGCTTGAGGCTCAGTGCAGGACTTTGACCTCCACGTTAAACACCATTAGCCCTATTGGAGGCGCCGCAGGGCGCTCAATGCCTACCTGGCAGTTTGGAGGCGCACGTCCTGAAATTATGGTCACTAGTGCCAATGTGTTACGTTACTACAACCGGGTAGCCTCCAGGGCATACCAGGACATGGATTCTGTCTCTGCATTCAGGACCAGGTTCAAAGAAGCAGTTACCATGGTTGACTATGATGCGGCCTTTGGTGATACTACCACTAACATTCCTGATTGGATTACGTTGATGGACGTAGCCGGCGTGACTAGTGGAATTATACGTCCATACCCGCCACCTGTCAAGTACACAGGCAACGGGAATACGGTCATGTATGATGCTGATGGTTTGCCTGCTACTATTGTAACATAGAAGTCCTGGAGATCTTCAAGCTTCGAAACTTTATGATAACATAGAAGTGCTTTTGCTCCCTGGAACCAGGTAATGCCAAGAGCAAAAATAGATTATCCAGCCCTACGTTCTGAATTATTCAAGAAGTACCCAATGCCCCTTTACCGGGACGTAACCCTCCTGGTTCCGCATAGAAGTAATAGAATCAAAGCGCCAACTACGATTTACGATAGAAGCCAGGGAAATTATGCCAGGATAGGCTACAAAGTGCAAGTCACACTTGAACAGTTTATGGGAATCGTCGAAACTTACGACGGATTCAGGGCGAAGTATGAACGACGTAGGTTTGAGGACGTCTTATTCATTGATTGATGGTTGACATTTGAAGCAAATGACACCGATAAAACCGTCATCGTCATGATAGTAACTACAAATCGATTCAGGTTTTGACTTTCCGCATTGGTCACAGATTAGAAACAACGTCATTTTTTCATCACCTGGTTAATGACAGCCTGGAGTACGTCGTGAATCATAGGGTTGTCTGAATACAAATCCCTACAATAACAAAGCATGGCTACAGGATTGAAGTCCTGTAGGCTGGCTGTGTCCATTTTTCTCAATTTGTCTTGTATCGCCTGCTGGATGAATAAACTCCTGGTTCCCATCCTGCGACGTCCTTCTAACTCTCCGACTAAAATAGTCGGCAAATATACCTTGATTTCTTGTTTTTTTGGCATGGGTCGGCGCCCCTCCTGCCTGGGGGGGGTCGCTACCCTAATTTAGACGTTGGGTTGAAGGCCAACTGCGGGGCAGTTTAGGCCTTGGGCGAAGCCCACCTGTTCAAGTTATGAGAATAGTGTAGTTAATAGAGTTAGTAGTATCTTTTTTACACTATGGCAAAGAATGTCGGAGATGTCATCCTTCGTGACAGAATGGAGTTTGACTTAGATGCAAGTGGTGACAGAACCACGGTTTATGGACGAATTGATTTGAGTAGTTATATCTCGGTAACCCAGAAGAAGGGACTCGCAATAAAGGAAATCTTCTTTCAGGTCCGAGAACAAACCTCGACCACGTTGGATAACACCGGCGTTTGGGATTGGATGGTCGCAGATGAAGTGGCTGATGCTGGCGGTCATACTGCGGCATTGAAAGTATATGCGACAACCAGGGCATACGAAAATGCCGCAGACGTAGGTATCGCATCCCCTGATGTCATCTGTTTGAGAGAATGGATTTCTCAAACTAGCCCAGGAGTTAACGGTGGGGACAACGTAGGCACTTCTTACGCTTATACCGACCGTTACTACGGTCCAATGGATTTGCACCCTGAAGGGTACACTGTCGTTAGTGATTTGCTCATTGGAGTAGCGGCCGACCGATGGTTGGCCAACGCTGAATCGACCCTGGAAATTGACGTTTTGATTATCGCTGAAGAAGTCAAAGTTACCCAGGAACGAATGAACGACATGCTGAGCCAGGCTCAGGACCTCTGATGGTATCATAGAATACCTGGAGATCTTCAAGCTTCGAAACTTTATGCTATCATAGAAGTGTTACCCAGAATTACGTTGTGAGAAATATGCCCAAAGGAAAGGTTGTGAAAGCAGGTGTCAAAGCAGGAATCAAGCGAGCCGGAGGAAAGGCCAAACTTGGCGCTGGCGCTGTCCTTGCTGAGAAGGCGGTCGATGTTGTCGATAATCCGTACATCTCGGCCGCTGAAGGTGCTATTATTGGCGGCGCTGTTGGCGGCGTGCCTGGTGCTATCGCAGGAGGGCTCATTGGGTTCGTGCTTGCTGATGGTGAACGAATTATGCCTGTGGATATGATTGCCATTCCAGCCTATCAATACTCCATGGTGCTCCAGGGCAAAGAGCCCACATTCCAAATATACATCAAAGAAGGTGAATTAGTGGCTCCTGTGCTCCCTACAGACATGATGATGGCCCAGGCGACAGTTGATACCGTCCAGGGCTCTCTAGCCCCCCCTAAACGCAAATTAAACGCCTGGCAACGTTATCTCAAGCAGAAGAAGAACCATATCAAGTTCAAATCAGGTAAAAAGAAGGGGCAACTCAATCTCAAGGCTATGTCTAAAGCATTCAAGAGGGGGCGTAAGTAATGCCAATTGTAACCATACGTGAAAGCCTGGTCGGGAACCTGGAGCCTAACGTTGAAGGCGCTCAATCTTCAGGGCTAGTACAAAAGCGAATCAACCTACCCGAAGGCAAGATGTTCCGAGTGCTGTCTATACAGGGTTTTGATGACAATGGCGGCCTTGAAGGTATCAAGTCGCCTGATAATGAAATGGGCTGTAGCCGAGAGGTATATGCTACGCCATATCCAATTGTGCCTACAGACCTACAATGGGGCATTACAGGCCCCGCCAGAGCCGCCACGTCTGTAACCGGCATGGGGTTGTTAGCGGGCGACAATGCTTGCCTATACAAGCGCCTTGATGCTACGTCTATCACGTTCACCCAGGAT